GTAACCTCGATAGTAGTAGAAAAATTACTCCCTTGGTCAACAAAGATGTCTGTATATTCCGCCATATTTTAATATTGGTTTTTGTCAAGAATCTCTTTTGAGCGGACAATGATTTTAGCGGTAGCTTCCATACCATCTCTTGAGAATTCCATCTTGCTCCACTTCCGGCCTACTCCGAAGCCTGCTCCTTTTTGAGCCTTCGCATAAACATCCAGCAGATACTTTTTCTGCTCGTCGCTAAAGGGATCTTCACCCCTTACGTTAAAGATTTTTAGTGTTGCTTCTCTATATAGAGGGAATATCGCTCCTTCTACATCAAGCGGACGTTTCTTATCAATAATTTTATAATCCCACAAGCTATTTAGCGCGATTTGGTCAAGGGAGTTTACCACTCTCATTAGCTCGGAGTTCGCGTCGAAAGGCTTTTGGGTTTTTAGCGTCCGAGAAGTTGCTTCGGTCACGCCTTCACTTTTTTTTTATCTTTCTGAGAGCCAAAGTATTTTCCAACAGCCTGGTGAATAAGCGTCTTCAAAGGAAGGCCTTCGGTGTCTGCTCCGATGTAGTCGTAAATCATAACCGCAAGGTCATCATCCTTTGTCTTCATCTCTTCAAGATCAACGCCTTCAACCTTTAGGCCACGTTTTTTAGCTTCCTTTTCAGCAGAGGCAAAGTCCTTTTTAAAGTCGGACCAAGGATTACCTTTAACATAGCGATCAACTTCCAAAGGTAACCCAGCCTTGGTCAGGACTGTTCGGAATTTTCCAATCCAAGCAATCAATTGATCATCAGGAACCTTACTAAAGTTGATTGCCTCAGAAATTTCGTTTTCTTCAACCTTTAGGCCACGTTTTTCAGCTTCCTTTTCAGCAGAGTCAAGGTCCTTTTTAAAGTCCTGCGTGTTGGTTTGCTTAGACAATTTTATCGAAGATTTAGTTTTTTTGATTTTATATTTCGCCCACGGGATCCATGAGAGTAAGGCCTCATCAGAAACGTTACTAAAGTCGACTGCCTCAGAAATTTCGGTTTCTTCACTTGTACAACTCGAGGCATTTAACATTTCATCTTCATGTGCACCTTCTTGAGGTCCACAATGAGCGGCCTTGATGTATCCATAAGAAGCCATTAGTGCATCTTTTTTCATACCTCGCAAATCCTTCATCATTGCCGTAAGCATGTCTTTCTTTGTTCCGATCCCTTGCATACCTTCTTTTGTATTACAATGAGCAGCTTTAATATATTGGTAACTTGCTTTAATATCGGCGACCTTCATGCTTCGAAGTTCCCTCTTCATTGCAGTAAGAAGATCAATTTTAGTTTTAGGCATATGAGCATCGTCATAAGTCATACTACGAACAACTGCGGCATCATTTTCATCGTATGTTTCGCTATACGTTGTAATGTCATCATAATTAATCTCGACTTCCGCACCATCACGATCCATAGCAAAGATGGATTTATCCAGCCACAGCTCAGAAGTATCAAAACCCTGTTCGGTATTTTTTGGGCTGAAAATCGTATACTCGCGACCACTGCTTGTCTGAATAACCCCTTCAGGCTTTTTCATAGTGCGGAGTAAACTTCTTTTATTAAACTTTCCTGCTTTAAGAGGAATAAGAGTTCCAGAATCACCTTTATCTGGTGTTTCATCGTATTGAATCTCTGCAGCAGAGTCTTCGTTAAGGATGTCTTTTAATGATTTCATTTGATGTTATTTATCAATTTATTATAGTTAAGTCTTGGATAAACGCTTTACTTGTGGTTTGTTCGTTTTTAATTGAAACGTAATTAGTAAACCTTTCGGCAATTTCATATTCCTGTTCGTCCTTTTTATTAAAGACTCGATCGCCAACATTAAAAATCTCACCAGCGATATACTTCTCGCGGAGCGAAGTTGTCTCAAGTTCAATGTGTTTTCTAAAGTTTGTTGATTCCTTTAGCCCCATACCTTTACGAACAGCATTCATTAGATCGGCAACTCCACGAAAGTTCTTGGGCATTCCAAGGGTAAAGGTTTTAAGATCGTTATCAGCAGCAGCTGCGCGCATTTTACTTGCGCTCATAGCCTCTACCGCATCATCGGAATCAGGATCTCTTGCACCTGCGCTTTTTACTTCAATACCATATTGGAAATCATAGAATCCATGCCGGCCTTCTACACCATTGTATTTTCCAAGGGTTTGCTTAAATTCATTAACCCTGTCGCTTCCAACTACAACAATCAATTTATTATACCCATCATCATGAGCTTTACTCGCTGCATTAAAAATGTTCTTGATAGATGGGTCAAGAATAAAACTCCTTCCGTGGTCTGGAAACATCTTCCGGAGGAATTTAATCTTATCTTTATAACTTAAAGGATTTTTCTTCGGGTCAGCTGATTGCGAAGCGTGAATACGGTAATCGTTACCCTTAGCAATAGAAGAAACCTTTTTGAATAGTTTCCCGTGACCTACAGTTGGCGGATTGAACCGACCAAAGGTAATCACCAAGGGCTTTACAGTTTCTTCACTAAATTGCTTAAATGATTTCATCTATTACTATTTATAAGGTTTAGTGATCCCAGCCTTTTAATACGTCAGGTGAGAAATTGTTGGTAGAGAATTCCAATCTATCCACCAGCTTAACTGCGCCCCCGCCTGTTTTGTCGATTGCAACAAACCCTTCTTGACCTGTTACCTTAAACCCATTCTTGGTGCGAATAAACGTATCAATCTTTTTAAGGGAATCGAGCTTCTTAATGATAATAAGCTTGGCAGCTACAATAGCTTTTTGCAAATCGTATATCAAGGCAAGGTTAGTTTTGTTCTGTGGAGAAAAGAACTTCATGAATTCCTCTTCCCGCTTGTTAACTCCTTCTTTACCTCTTTCGCTTTTTCGTTGCTGCCGCTCTTTTTCATAGCGGTCTGCTGCCCATTTAATCAGTCCGTCAACGTGTTTCTTTGAATCAGCGGGTAACTCTTCAGACCGTCGAACAAATGTGTTGTTATATGTTTCAAGAGTTTGTGCAAGTTGCGGATTGTTCTCGATCGCTTTAAGGGTTGAACCCGCAATCTTTTGGAAAATCTTACCAGCATTTGAAAGAGCGGTCGTAACCTCTTTGGTCTCATCTGCGTCCATTAATGCATTACCAGTAAGGTCAGGTGTTCTTGCGTCTTGATACCAAACACTTGGAACAGACTTAAGAGAACTAATGTCAACGTTAAATGAAGCCTTCATATTCTCGAATGAAGTACCACTGTATGACGTGTGAAACACGATACCCATCTTCGAGCCTTTGATCTTCTTCCCGCCAGAGCTATCAGCAGGAACCGCATACACAATCGTATTTGGCTGGAAAGTAATGTGTGACACACCGTTGATCTTTTGTGTTTTAAGATCGGATTTGGTATACATCATATCACCTTGCAGAACACCTTTGATACCAAGTTTGGAAAGCTCTTCAAAAGCCACGATAAGCTTAGCCTGAAGATCGCCGCTGGTATCGGCTTTAACATCTTCAACTGATTTATATACCTTTGGATCTTTATTGAAGATACCTTTTTTAGCAACAAAGAATTTGCCATCACTTGGATCAATACCAGCAAACACCGCAGGTGCGCCATCCCATTTGACCGTAACATCACTGCTGCTACTTGCGTTTCCGGCAAGCATATCTCTTAATGATCGTAGAGCAAAGATTGCTTCCTTCGCTCCTTTAACACCGCCATATAAAACGGAATCCTCGATGTGCGTCATGTGCGTGTTTTTCCCCGCAGCTTCAGCAATATATTTTTTAAAAGATTTCATATGGGATAGTATTATTTATACAAACATTATGGAGTGCCACATGTAAATTCTTTATTGGGATCAACGCTTAACTTGCACATGGACATAAAGTCAGCAGACACTAAAATCGGATGATCCATATTACTTCTATCAGCCAAAGAAAATGTAATATCCCTGTAAACCCTATCGCCTAGTTTAACATCAAATAAAACCATCGGTCTCTTTTCAGGATTGCCTTCATCGCCTCTCCTTTTAATAACAGATAGTTTAGGTAAAAGATCTTTTACCATTTTTTTATCGGTACCTTGTATATAAAACTCAACCTTATTTCCTTTTATCTTTAAGTCAGTAACACCAACTGAGTTTTTGGATCCATTACCCGTATCCATTTTAGCTGTCAGCGGTCCAACGGAAGGATTCAGAAAACTCATGTATTCCAGAACGCCAACTTGTTTTGTTTGGTATGACCAACAGTCTTTATCAAGTATGCGATTGATTAACTTACCAATTAACTGAGTTCCTGTTATGTTCTTTCCTTTTTCTATATCAAAGTAACTGGCCTTAGATCCTGGAGAAGGATTAACTTCTAGAACATAGTACTTCCCATTGCTTTGAATAATATCCACTCCACAATAAAAGCAATCAACAGATTTAGCAGCCTTAATAGCCAATTCAATTTCTTCTTCAGTTGGATTATAAGCCTCAACAGCTGAACCTAAAGAAACGTTTGTACGAAAATCGCCGGACATCTTTTTGCGTTTACTCCCTGCGATGGCTTTACCGTTTAATACAAGAATTCTCCTATCGTCTTTAATAGATTTTAGTTCTTGAAGTATTAATTCAACAGAGCTTTCATCGTCTCCGCGCATAGCTTGTATAACCGATACCAAACTCTCCCGTGAGTCGATTTTCATAACACCTTTGCCGCCGTGGCCTTCAGTGACTTTTAAAACAAGAGGAAACTTTCCGCCGACCTCTTCAACAGCTTTATCAATATATTCGATATCGCTGACCAAACAGGTTTTAGGAGTAGGAACCTTATCGTTAACGAAATTGATATAAGAGTTAAATTTATTACTTGCGGTCTTTACGCTTTCGGGTGAATTGATACAAAAGATCCCGTGGTCAGAAAGCATTGAGTGGAGGATTGCCGCATTCTTACTTGTAGCAGCCGTTCTTCTCGCAATGCATAGCACATTGTCACCGCGTTTAATTTCCAAGCTCTTTCCATCTCCGTCATAGTTATGAATGACAAGAATTTCTTTTAGCTCGTCCTTTTTGGACGCATAAGCTTTATTGGATACAATTCTGTAAAGTTCGATGTTTTGCTTTTTGCATACATCTTCAAGACTATTTACGGTAGGCTCTTCGTCTTCTTCCGCGGCTGTTAAAACTATTATTTTTAAATCGCTAGGATTTAACGTTTCTTCGTTTAAGGAATAATTTTTGAATGATTTCATCGTGGTGGGGTTGGATATATTATCCACCAAACTCGTGTCCTGCGACTCGTTTCATTTGCTTGGTGTATTCTTTAAAGTCAGGCTTCTTTTTATAAAGCTTAATTGAAATCTCGTCTCGCTCTTTACCTTTAATGCGCCACTTGAATCCCTTTTCAAGATGTTCGGGTTTAGTTGTTTTAACTACCCTTCGCTCGAATCCCTGTTCCCACGTTTCTCCTTTATACTTACCTTTACCTTCCTGCAATTGGCTGGCGATCCACTTCTTTGCTATATTATTTTGTGGAGCTGCATTTGCAAACTTTGACATTTTCTTGTAAGCAGACATTGTAGCCTTTTCAATATTAGATCCTTCTGAGTTGTCTACAATGATAAAGTTAGATCCAAAAAGCGATTGAAATTTACCGAGATTAGTTTGAACCCCATTCCACATATCTTTAACCTTTTCATCTGGAAGACTGCGGGATCTTTTATTATTTCGTTTAAGAGCAGTATCAAGATCTGTATTAACAAAGATCATAGATGTATCATAGCCAATCTTTTTTAGCGC